CAACCCTTGGATAAGGTTAAGTATTGGCCTGACAAGTCTGCTGGGTGGAGTTGGTTAGGGAAGAAGAAGGGAGATGTTTATGAGTACGCTCTATCCATGTCCAAAGAAATTTTCTCAAGAGCCGCTTCCAACCGTGTTTCCTTTCGTTATATTCCCCCGTGTGTTGCATTCGTTCGCACACAACTTGCTACTGTCGACAAACCCAAGGTACGCTTAGTTTGGGGATATCCGTTCGAGCTCACCTTACTGGAAGGTATCTTTGCCGAGCCTCTGCTTCGTGAATTCTCCAAGGAGAACGTCCCGATGTATATCGGCAAGTCTTTCTTACATGGTTTACCATTAAAGATTGACTCGATGTTTGTTGAGAACGAATATTGTAATGTCTTAGATTGGTCTACTTTCGATGCTTCTGTGAGTCCAGAACTTATCAGAATCGCTTTTGGTGTACTACAACGGTGCTTCAATTTCGATGATGAGCACAGAAATCTTTGGAAGTTTCTCATTTCTTACTTCATTTACACCCCAATAGTCTTTCCAAACGGAGAGTGCTATACTAAGAAAGGCGGCATTCCAAGTGGTAGCTATTTCACTAGTTTGATTGGCTCCATTGTTAACTTTATTCTCATCACTTATTTGAGGATTAAGATAACTGGCAACACAAGTCGGATGTATGTCCTGGGTGATGATTCAATGTTTGGATCAGACCAACCACTTGACTTCGAAGCTTTCTCAGAGCTTGCTAAAGAGAAGTTCAATATGGTCATTAATCCTGCAAAGTGCATCACAGCTGGTACCCCAGAAGACGTGGACTTCTTAGGGCATTCGGCTAAACAAAGCCGTGTTACACGAGACGAAGTAAAGTTGCTTAGACTGCTGGTATTCCCTGAGAGACCCGTGAAGGATCTTGCTACGGCGAGTTCTCGGATCCTCGGATTACTTTCCGATTCGGGCGGAAACTCAAAACTCCTTTGGGGGTTATATGTTCGTCATATTCGACGAGTTGAGTCCCTAAAGCTTGGGGCACCTGGGAACTTTGAAC